CATCGAACTAGACTGTTTCCCATTGGTCATGCCAGTGAGTGGAGACATACACATGGAAGATGACGTCAAGGATTTCTGGGAATGGATGAATGCGTTCAAGGCACACGGTGTTGACATATTGAATGAATGCAGTTGGGGATTCGATGTGAAAGAGCCTATCTACAAGAAGGACCTAGAACGTTTTAACAGTGAGAGGACCTATCTTTTAGACAACCAAAAGTCAAAAGAGTTCTTCGAGAACCTATACGAGTTACACCAAATGAGCAAACAGTTCAAATTGATCAACGAACAAACAAGAATCATCTTCGTCAGGAATAGAATACCAAGGGCATTGATCAAGAGCAAAGTAAAACCAAAAGCATCACTGGTCGGAATAGGCGGTGGTTATTATGCCACCGGCACGGACAATCTGAAAAGAATGCTTGAAAATCTTCCAAAAAAGTTGTATTATAGTGATCACCAACCGAGTAGTTGGGATTGGCATGATCACATAATAGTAAAACTTTAGAATGAGCAGTTGTAAATTAGTAATAAAAGATGAGGTGAACGTGAAGTTCGAGAACCTAAGCCTCGAATGGCGTAAGAGACTATCTAACAAATTTAAATACGAGATACCATATGCGAGACATTTACCAGCGGTGAAGTTAGGCAGGTGGGACGGCAAGGTATCGTTTTTTGGTTTGGGTGGGACAACATATCTAAACCTAGTCGACCAAATACTTCCCATACTTGATGAGGGCGGTGTGTACATAGATGTTGAAGACAGAAGGGAGCAACACAACTTTGAATTCAAACAAGTAGATAAGAATTACCTATCACATATAAACTGGCCGGAGAACCATCCAGCCGCAGGACAACCAATCGAATTGAGAGACTATCAAGTCGAGACAATTAATAAATTTATAGAACATCCACAAAGCATACAAGAGATCGCCACTGGTGCAGGTAAGACTATTATTACAGCGGCACTGTGCCAATTGGTCGAACCGTATGGAAGGACACTGACCATAGTTCCAAACAAAAGCCTTGTCACACAGACAGAGGAGGACTTCCTGGCTTGTAACTTAGACGTTGGTGTGTACTACGGCGACCGGAAAGAACTAGGAAGGTTCAACACGATAGCCACTTGGCAGTCATTGAACGTGCTTGAAAAGAAAAGCAAGGACGAACACACAACAGATTTCTTGGAAGCCATACAAGGCATCAACACAGTGATAATAGATGAGGTGCACATGGCCAAGGCTGATGTGCTGAAGAGATTGCTGACAGGTCCATTCGCACACTGTGGCATACGTTGGGGACTGACTGGTACAGTACCAAAAGCGGATTACGAGTTCATGGGATTGAAATGTAGCATAGGTGATGTATCCAATAGGATACAGGCCAGCGAACTGCAAGACAAGGGTGTGTTGGCGAACTGTCACGTGAATGTGTTGCAGACCCAGGATCATCCACAGTTTAAAACATACGGAGAAGAATTAAAATGGCTGACCACAGACAAGACAAGAATGAAATGGGTGGCCAACACAATCAAAGACATATCAAGTTCGGGCAACACACTGATACTCGTGGACAGGATATCCGCGGGAGAGATCTTAGAAGAGCAGATCGAGGGCGCGGTGTTCGTGTCAGGATCAACTAAAAACACAGACAGGAAGGAACAATATGATGAAATATCTACTGCAACAAATAAAGTTATTATTGCCACATATGGAGTTGCCGCTGTTGGCATTAATATTCCTAGGATTTTTAATCTTGTTCTCATAGAGCCAGGCAAGTCATTTGTCAGGGTGATACAGTCAATAGGACGTGGTATCAGGAAAGCGGAAGACAAGGACAGTGTGCAGATCTGGGACATTACCAGCAGTTGCAAGTTTGCAAAAAGACACTTGGGGGCAAGGAAAAAGTTTTACAAAGAGGCCAATTACCCGTATAATATAGAAAAGATAAATTATGAAAATCCTTACACTGGATAACAGAACATACAAGTTAGAGAAGATACCGGAATGGGTTGATGAGAAGTTACGATTCGCAGTACTGGACAATTCAGATCCTGCTAACCCTGATTTCTTCTACATACCCCTTATCTTTTTGGAGAGCTTTAACGCACCGGCCGCCGTACTGGAGATCGGGCCACACAAGATAAAGATGCCGCTGGATTGGAAGATGTTGATAGGCGAAGCAGGCCAATCTGAGATGCACGTTTTACCAATCACAAGTCTCAACGACAGGGGGTTTGATGCTTTCACCTTCAATCCGTTGTCAAGTCCCAAACCAGACTTTTATCCAATAGATGTTGTAGACATATACACAGAAGTGAAATGGTATTTCCCAAAGATCAAATCAGGACAGATGTTGGCTGTGCCTTTGAGCAATGGTCCTAAACCCATGTGCGCCTACTTCGTCAAAGACATATCAAGGCAGTGTGAACAGGTGGACTATGGCTCCGTCTGGTAGGAAATCAATAACGATAGACGCACCAATCCTGATAACCAGTAACAAGATTGCTGTGTGGATGGACGAAGACTGGATGCACAATTTCTTTGACTTCATGCGGAAACACAAATTCCAATTTTCAGGTTTACAACACAAGAACAAGAAACTAAAATTAACATTTGCAACAGCGAAAGATTGTACGATGTTTGCACTAAAATATGCCAGCAGAAAAAAATAGAAAATTCTTTGATCTAAGGAACGGACTGAAAGCGGTAGACTTCAGGAACAAGGACTACTTTGACAGGATTGATGACAAGGAGAAATCCTTATACTCGCCATACATGTTGATGAGATACGTTTCCAACGTGTCATCCAAGGATCCGTTCTACGTGGAACACTACGTGGAGATGGTGAACGAATGTGTGAACAAACACTGCTTCACACTGGGCAAACACAAGAAACTGTTATGGATACTGACCGCCATGTGTGGTGCAGAGACACAGCAGTTCCATCCATGGTTGAAACCCATGAAACGTGTGGCCAACAAGAGTCTTAAGAAACTGCAGGCCATATATCCGACCTGGAAGGAAGCGGACCTAGAGACGTTGGACAAAGTGATAACAGACAGAGAACTAGAGGAATTGATAGAAGCACATGGCATCGACAAATAAATGCACATACTGTGGCAAGGAGTTTGCCAAGGAACGTACACTACAGGTACACTTGTGTGAGCCCAAGAGGAGATACCTGCAACGCGATGAGAAGTGGGTGGTGAATGCATTCATGGTGTTCCAGAGATTCTATCAGATACACCAACACAATTCAAAGACAAAAACATACGACGACTTCGTCAAGAGTTCGTACTACAACGCTTTCGTCAAGTTTGGAAGATTCATCATGCACATCAACCCGTTGTATCCTGACAAGTACATAGACTATGTGTTACAGTCAAAAGTCAAACTGGACCACTGGGCCAGGGATGACCTCTATGAGATGTATTTGATCGAGGCCCTAAAGTCAGAGCCTGTTGAGGCCGCACTACAGAGAAGCATCGCAACCATGATGGACTGGGCCACGGAACAGAACGCACAGTGGTCGGATTACTTCAGACTTGTAAACAAGAACAGAGCAGTGCAACACATACAGCAAGGCAAGATAAGTCCTTGGCTGTTGTTAGGTTGCAACGCAGGCAAAAGGATGTTAAAATCGTTTAACGACGAACAATTACAAATGATAGAAAGATTTATAAACACAAGTTTCTGGCCTAGCAAGTTGAAGAGCTATCCTGCTGATCACATGCTGGTACAGGACACAGCAAGGGAGGCCAAGATTGTCTAAGATAGATTTAGAAGTTTCTGATAACTTGGAGTTTGATGACGGAGACTGTGCTGTGATAATCAAAGAAGACGGATCCGTGGGAAGAGTTATAATGCCAAAAGTTAACAAGGACTTATTAAAAACAGAAGGATATAGAAAACTTCTCGATGTATTAGAAATACTGCAACCAGGATCACGTGACAAGATGATCCAACATGCAGAGAAAGGCAAAGGGAGCGTACACTAATGCCTGAACCAGTTGACGTAAGTAAAAAACATTTTTACATAAGCATGGTCAAAAGCATTGTTCGTATTGCCGGATGTGCCGCAGTGCTATTTGGCGGAGGAATTATTTGGCTTGCTGGTGGATTATTAGTTGCAGAACTTTTAGGAATTGCTGAGGAATTATAATGCCTGATGTTGATATAGATTTCTTTGACAGAGACAACACATTGAAGTTGTTCAAACACACTCCTGCTTCAATGATCAAAGAAGGTAAGTCCGAGAAACACAAGACGGGAGTTTACTTCCATGCCATACCGGAACATCCGGTCACAGGACACGCAAGTCTCGATTACAAAAACGCAGAGGACAGGGGGTACTTCAAGATAGATTGCTTGAATGTGAACATCTATAAGAATGTAAAATCAGAACAAGAACTTGTGGAACTGATGATACAGGAACCAGATTGGGACATGCTCAAAGATCCAAAGATAGTGGAGAACCTTTTTCACCTGAATAGCCATTACAACATAGTGTCCAAACTGGAGCCAAAGAACATAGAACAACTTGCGGCTGTGTTGGCCATTATACGTCCTGCTAAACGTCAGTTGATGTACAAGGACTGGGCGGACATAATGAAGGAAGTGTGGGTGAAACCCACAGACGGCAGTTACTTCTTTAAGAAATCACATGCTGTGGCATATGCACAGGCCATAGTGGTACAGATGAATTTGATCACAAAAGATAAATATAAC